ATGTAGATGTAGAAAATATGTTGTGTAATGATATTTATAATAAGTACAAAGATGCAGCAGAAAAACATAATAAAAAAATAGATGAATATATATATTATACAAATAGTGGAGAAAAAAATGGTTTATTAGAAGCATCGTATGATGCAGGATTTGATTTATTTTGTCCACATGATTTAATAATAAGTGAATATACACATATGTACGAAGTGAATCATAAGATAGTAACAGCAATGAAATTAGATAATAGATATGTAAGCTATTATTTATATTCAAGATCAAGCACACCAAAAAAAACAAGTTTACGACTAGCAAATAATGTAGGTATAATTGATTCAGGTTATCGTGGACATATAATAGCAAATTTTGATAATATGAAACATTATACAGCAGATGATAATAATTTATTAAATAAAAAGGTAAGTACAGGTGAACGCTTAGTACAAATTTGTCCACCAAATATAGAATATCCAATGAAAATTTATTTGGTAAATGATATAAATAAATTAGGAAAGACAGAACGTGGAGCAAATGGTTTTGGTTCAACGGGTAAATAAATATATTACATAGAAGTTTCATGTGTTTCAGAATCATAATTAATATAATTATCAAAATTAATATTGTTTTCATTATCAACAATTTTATAGTTATCTAGAGAATTAATAAATTTGTACAATCTATTAATATCAAGTTTATTAATATCATATATATACAAAATATTTATAATTTCATCAATAGTGTAATTATTTTTCAAATGAATAAAAAACATAAACACATCACATTTATCCATCATTAAATTCAAAGAAAGATTATTTAAATATACAGTATTATTGTATTCATTACTGTATTTAGTTAAAATTTTAGTAAATATAATTTTATCCAAATCAATATGTTTCAAAATTTTGTATTTATATAAAATAAAATTATTATAAAAAATTTTGTTAATATAATTAATATCATTTAATTGCCATATTTGTTTTTGAAAAATAATACGGTCAATATAGTCAGAAAATTTGAAATTATTTAATATATTATAATATATGTTAATTTTTTTGTCAAAAGATAAATTATTCAATAATGTAATAATATTTTCATGAAATATTAATGATACTACTGTTCTATTAGTTTCATTAATTAAATAATCATTATTAAAATTATAATGATTTTTTAATAAATTATGCGTAATATATTTAATATTATATTGATTATCATTATCATTATCATTATAGTTAATATTAGTGTTGTTAATATTATTGACAGTATTAAAAAATTTTAATTCTAATAAATTAAGTTTTTTATAATTCAAAATATTTTTGATTTTATTCAAATTATTATCAACATAATGTAAAATATTTTTTTGTAAAATATTCATATTATTAATATTTGTATTATCAGGAAATATATCTGGAATTAAATGATTAAAAATAATAATAGATTCTTCTATTTTAGGTTTTTTTAAATTAAAAACAGAACATACATTCATTAACTCTAATATTTTTTTATCATTTTGATTATTATTGATACATATAACAGGACAATTTGAATAGCTTTCAAGTTTTTGTTTTTTAGTTTTTTTTATTCTTAATATTTTAATTAAAAAATTAAGAGCCATTTTATCACCAAAATTAATACCATCTATTTCATCTAAAACAACAACAATTTTCTTATTTTTTTTATTAAACATACTGACAATATTATTATTAGATAAATTATTACATGTAATATTTTCTATTAATTGTTTATTTCTAATAATACTATTATCATAATATATAATATCAAAAAAATTATTTTTTAACAAATTAGTAACAAAATTAGTTTTACCGCATCCAGCTGGACCACATATATATATACCAGCCCGTGATAATGTATTATTATTATTATTATTATTATTATTATTATTGTTGTTGTTATAAAATTTATTTATAATATCTAAAATTTCGTTTTCGGTTTTTTTTCTATTCAATATAATATTAAGATCAAGTTCATCCATAATATCAATTTAAATAAAAAACTTTATATAATTTTTTTTGTAATTTTATATAATTGCTCAATTTGAAATTACAATTATTAGACACAATTTTTAGTTAATTCAGTATCATTAGTTATACCATTCCAGGATATATTATGTAATTTAGCAAATTTATATCTGTCACATGTATAACTTAAACTATTATTATAATGTTCATTCAATAAATTAAAAGATGGTTTATTTTCATCATGTATAACATTATTAAATAATGAAAATTCAGTTTTATCATAAGAACCAATATTATCATTATTTTTATTAGAACATATAATATCATATAGACTATTATCATTATTATAAGATGTAATCCAACCTTCTGGGCATGTATTGATAATAGGTGGATTAATCAAATTTTTAATATAAAATTTTTTGACAATATATATATAAATAATAGTCATTATTGTAAAAATCAAGAAAAAAATAAGTACAGTATAAATATTAAATTTTGATAAATTTAACATTACAATATAGTATATATATATAAATATATATATAAATATATATATATAATAATTTATATTTTTATAAAAAATAATTATATAATTAACAATATTTTACATAATTAGAATCAGTAATACCTGACCAACGTAAATTTTTATTTTTTGAATATTCATAAAGTCCACAATAATTATTTTTTTTATAAACATTTTTGAAATCAAAATCAATATCTAATTTATAATCTTCATTATCTTTTGTTAATTTATTTACACCATCAGAAGTTTTTTCGGTTAAATTAATATTATTTCCATTAGTTTCGCCAAGATTTAATTTATTAGGAATGCAAATATGCGATGTAGCATCATATTTTTTATTCCAATGTTGAGGACACTCATCAATAAATCTAGGAAACGAAGTATTTTGTATTAAATATATAAAATTTCTGTAAAAAATAATTGAAATAAATATTAACAAAACGCAAAAGAATATTATAATATTTTTGTGAAATTTAGATAACATAGAAACTATATATATATATATATTTATATATAATATAAAAAATAAAATTAAATAATAATATATATATATAGAAATACAATGGATATAAATACTAAATTTTCATTAATGGATAGAATACCATTAAAAGATAATACATTTTTTAATTCAATAAATGATATATATAACAGTAATAATGCTATAAAAAATAGTTATTTTTCAAAAGAAAATATATTAAATATAGAACAAGGAATAAAAAAATTATTGTCAAAACACAATGTAAAATCTTATAATATAAATAATGATGAATTAATAATGAATATGAAAACAATATATAATGAAAACTATGATGAATTTAATAATAATAGTTCAAATGAAATAGAAAAATTAAATAATAAAATAATAAATTTAATAAGTAATAATATATACAAAAATAATATTCAATACAATAAATATATAGAAAATATAAATTATATGCATACTCCAATCGATAGACCAATATATTCAAATTATAAGAATAATTCATTACAACCAAATAGTTGGTTGTAAAAAAAAATTTGTATATAAATAGTTTGCCTAAATTTTTAAAGTTTTTTATTTTAAAAATTTATAATTTATTTGTTGTAATAAATATTATTGTATGCATTTTTCAAATTATTTAACTCTTTTAGCCACATATTTTCAATAGTAGTGTTTTTAATTTCTTGTAATTCATTAAGTTTATTAGCATGTTCTTTCATAATTTTTTCAACATTTTCTTCAATAACACTATCCATAGGCATTTTAATTAAATAATTAAAATTTCCATTATCTTTATCGAATGACATATTTTCAAGAATAGTATTAATTTGTTCTTTATTTTTTTTTCTTAGATCAATTTTATCATCTAAAATATTTTGAATATATTTAGCTTTGTTAGATAAAGTAACTAACTCTTTAGATAATAAATCAATTAAATAAAGCTTTCTTTTATTATAATATCTATAACGGATACTATAATATTCATCAACAATTTCATATACATTATTATATTTTCTTAATTGTTCATGTTCATTAAATAAATGCATATTAGTAGTAGTTTGTGTAGTATATAATTTTAAATATTTTTCAATACCATTCAATCCATAATCATTATTATTATCTAGAAGTAACATATTTAAACAACCAGTATTAAAATTAATAATAAATTCAATATTTAAATCAGTAGACATATCATTGTAATCTTTAATCATATTTTCATAGGATTTGGTTTTAGTTTTTTTTTCTTTATTATTAACAATTAATGATTCTAAAAATTCTTTATAGTCTTGAGTCCATGTTCCAATAGGTAATTCAGTAATTTTGATTTTATCATTACCGATAATTTGATAAACACCTTTAATCAAATATTTAGAATTATTATCATCTAATGATTTAATAGTTCCAGTAAACCCATTATAGTAAGGTTCAATTTTTTTTTGTTTTAAAATTTGTTTATCAACATTATTAAGTAAAGATTCTAAATATTCAATAATCATAATAGGGTTGTAAGACATAATATCGGTACTAAATCCAGTTCCAATACCTTTAGTACCATTTACAAGAATCATAGGAATAATGGGAACATAATAAATAGGTTCAACAAAATCGCCATCATCATTAATGTAATCAAGAATATGATCATCAAATTCGGAAAATATAAATCTAGTAATAGGATTTAAATTAGTAAATATATATCTTTCACTAGCAGAATCTTTACCTCCAAGAAGTCTAGAACCGAACTGTCCTTTAGGAACAAAAAGATTGATATTATTACTTCCAACAAAATTTTGTGCCATACCAATGATAGCACTATTAAGACTAGCTTCACCGTGATGATAACCGGAATTTTCGGAAACATAACCACTAAATTGTGCAACTTTAATTTCATTTTTCAAATTTTTTTTAAAAGCAGAATATAGAATTTTTCTTAAACTAATTTTTAAACCATCTGTAATATTGGGAATAGATCTTTCATTATCATATTTGGAAAAATGAATCAAATCATTATTAATAAATTCATGATAACTAACTTCACATTTGGTAGTATTTAAATAACTATTACGATCATAATCATATAACCAATTTTTTCTATCACTAGATCTTTTTTTATTAAAAACCATATCAATAGAATCAATACATTTTTCGGTATTATTGAAATAAACTAACTTTTTTTTTTCAAAATATTCTTTGAATTCTTTGCTTGTGCTAGTGCCTAATCCTTTGTAATATTTGATATTATACTGTTTAATATCATTATTTTTTTTCCAATTTTCAAATTCACCATTATTATAAAATTCGATAACATTTTTGCCTTTAGTAGCTTTCAAAATAGGCGTATTCATATATCCAATAAATTCTGGAATTTCAATAAGTGAACGCCATTCACTGTCAATCATATTAATACCCAAACCTTTAATATGACTACCATCTAAATCTTGATCGGTCATAAAGACTAATTTACCATAACGCAATTTAGTTTTGATTACTTCTTTATCATATTTTTTACCATGTTCTAAACCTAAAATTTGTTTAATTTCAGTAATTTCACGATTTTCATTGATTTTAGTAATCGATTCACCGCGTGTATTCAACATTTTACCTTTCATTGGATAAACACCAATATAATTACGATCATCTCGACTTAATCCAGAAATAATACCAGATTTAGCTGAATCTCCTTCACATAAAATCAAAATACATTGATTACCTTTAGCACCACCTGCAAAATTAGCATCTACTAATTTAGGTATATTTCTAATAGTTTTACATTTGGTTCCATCTGTTTTTTTAGCAGCTTTATTATCTTTAATATCATTTAAATTACAAGCAGTAGTAACAACACCTAATTTAATAATTTTATCAATAAATTTATCACTAACTTCACAAGAAGAACCAAAATTAGAGACATTAGTATTCAAATAATCTTTTGTTTGACTATCAAATGCTGGATTTTCAATAATACAATTTACAAAAATCATAAGTTGTTCTTTAATAGAGGAGGGTTTAACATCAATATGTTTTTTTGTTTTGATATGCGTAGTAATTTTTTTTATAATTTGATTGATGATATATTCAACATGTTTACCACCTTTATTAGTGTGAATACCATTTACAAAACTAATTTGAGTAAATTCATGATTAGGAGCAAGACATATAGCATATTCCCATCTTTCATTAGGTGATTCATAAATTCTTTGAAGTTCTTCTTTATTTCCAATATATAAATCAATATAATTATTAAAATTTTTGATATTAATTAGTTCATTATTATATTTGACTTTAATATTAGAACTAGTAATACCAGCAATATCATAAATTCTTCTTAATAACAAATTTTTGAAATCATCTGATAAATTATCAATTTTTAATCTTTTAAAATCAGGTTTAAATGAAATTTTAGTATATGGTTTAGATTTACATTTTGTTATTTTTGGTTTGTGAATAACATCTAAATTATTTTCAAATTCTTGAACATATTTTAATTCTCTAGTATGATCAATAGTTTCTATTTTAGCCCATGTTGACCAAATAAATACTAATTTAATACCGAAACCATTTTTTCCACCAACAATTTTTTTTTCATCTTTATCATAATTAG